CCGCGAGGGATGGTGAAATTGAAGACAGCCGCGCTGGTCGTACCCGCGTTGACCACCGAGGCCGAGGTGCCCGGGGCTCCCGTCGTCGTGGTGCCCGCCGTGGCCGTGGCCGCCGTGCCCGGGCTGCCGGTTGCGCCCGTGGCCCCCGTGTTGCCGGTGTCGCCCTTGTCCCCCTTGTCCCCGCGAGGGATGGTGAAGTCGAAGACGGCCGCCGAAGAGGTGCCGGAGTTGACCACGCTGGCCGACGATCCAGCCGCACCCGTGGACGTGCTGCCAACCGCGATGGTCGCCGCCGCACCCGTGGCGCCGGTGTTGCCCGTGTCGCCCTTCAGGCCGGCGGGAATGCCGAAGTTGAAGACCGCCGCCGATGACGTGCCCGCGTTGACCACAGTGGCCGCCGCCCCAGGGGAGAGCGTCGTGGTCGTGCCGACGGCGATGGTGGCCGCAGGGCCTTGGGCGCCCGGGGTGCCCAGCTCGACGGAGAGGACGGCCGGAGCCGTGGCCAGCACCGAGAGGGCCAGGGTGCTGTCGCTCCCCTCGACCTCCACAGTCAAGGAGCCCAGGACCAGCGAGGAAACGGAAATGGAGGACATGGTTTAGTTCGTCACCTGGTCGATGACAGTCAGGCGGAAGGTGTCGGAGTAGAAGGTCGTGCCGCCGTAGACGAACTTGATGTCGCTGCGCGCGCTGCCGAGGGCGAACTCCGCCGTGGTCGAGGCCGGCAGGGAGGCCACGAAGGATAGGCCATTGACGGCCATCGTAATCGTGCAGGGGTAGACCACGCCCGCCGAGTCGATGATGTCGGATGTGACAGTCGTGGTCAGCAGGTTCGCGGGGCCGCCGGCCGCCGGGGTATAGGTGACAGTCCCCGAGTAGGTCGTGCCGCGCTTAAAGGTGACAGTGGTGGACATCGCTTAGAGGTCGTTGATGACAGTGCAGGGGGTGTACAGGAAGGTCTGCACTTCGCCCGAAGTATCCACCGAGAATTCAAGGGTGGCCTCCACCTGGGCGGCGCCGTTGAGCAGGGTGGCCACGCCGGCGGTGGTCATGTCCAGCTTCATCAGGCGGGAGTCGAAGGCCAGAAGGCCGGTGCCCGATGCGGTCAGGGTGACGGACGAACCGAAGAAGTTGCACAGCAGGGAGATTTCCCAAGCGAACTGGCCGACCTGGCGCACGCTCACGCTGGTCGTCTGGAAGAAGCCGCCAAGGCCGAGCAAGGCGTCGCGGATGTCCAGCGCCGAGGCCGTGACAGAGATGGGCTTGGTCGTGCCGGTGCCGTCCGACAAGGTGAAGAAGCCGCCGATGGGGTCGGGGCTGATCACCACGCGGTCCACCTGCCAGGAGTTGCCGGCGAAGGGCACCACGTTGGTCACAGTCACGGCCGGCGCCGAAGGGGTGGTCGTCGTGGTCGTCGAGGTGGCCACCGCCGTGGTCGTCCCGATCTTGAGCGAGAAGGTCGAGGTGGGGTCGAAGGGCACCTGCTCAAAGGGGGAACCCTGCACGCCGGTCTGGCGGACGAGGGACAGCTCGACGGGGCACTGGTCGCCCTCGATAAAGAAGGGCTGCGCGGCGATGCTGAAGGAACCGAACTGACTGTAGGCCCGGTTCTGCTCGACGTCTACGAAGAGGCGGTTGGTGGTGATGAGGGCCATGGGCTTCTACCCTTGCCCGGCGGTCAAGGCGGGGTCGTGGCCGTCACGTGCCAAACCAGCGCAGGGGCCAAGAAGCCAGTGGGGATGGTCTCGGTGCGGGTGTAGTCGGTGGCGCTTGTGTAGACAATGGATGAGTATAGGTACTCCGTGCCGGCCACCACCTTGAGCGTCTGGTTTACAGGGGAATAGTCAGGTGAGCCAACAGTCGGGTCGTCCGCCGCGCTGAATGTGTAGGTGAAGGTCTGCGGGGTAGAGGTCGAGGACACAAGCACCTCTGGACCAGGGAATACAAAGTCGTAGACGTTGGTGGTCTGGTCGGCCGTAAGGGTAATGACTACCCCAATCCAAGGCTTGTGGACAACATCGCCCTGCACCACGTTGATGGTGAACTTGGGCGTCAAGTATTCCCAAGTGTCAGAGCCAGCAGTGACTGTCCGCTGATCATAGGCTGGCAACGTGTTAACAAATGCGTGGCCGTTAAAGTAAAACGTCGCTGAACTAGGGATAGAAAGGTCGATGCCATAGCCCTCGGAGATGTAGCCCTTGGCCTCCATAGGGTAATAGGGGAAGGCCACCTCGCGGTTGGTGATGGTCGTTGGGTAGATGCCGCCGTCGGCCACGATGGTCACTTCCCCAATCGACGTCGGCGCGCGGCCCGCGCTCATAGGGCGGGTCGTCTCAATCATACGCGGTAGAAGAAGTAAGACGCCGTGTTGGGCTCCGTGTACTTGTGCCGCTCCGCCCAAAGGCTGCCGGCCACCGACTGACTGATGGACCCCACAAGGCCGCCGGCCGTGGACGTCAGGGTAAGGATAGCCAGGGCGATGTAGCCCTCGGTGTCGGTGTCAGTCGTGGGGTAGGGCTCGATAACGATCTCGGAGTCGGACTTCGGGAAGGTCGCCGGCGCGGGGTCGGCGTTGCACTTGATGGCCACCACGTAGGTGCCCGCCGAGGCCGGCGCAACCAAGGGCGTGTAGCTCGGGTCCGTCATCAGCGTTCCGTTGATGTAGGGGATGACCCCGTTCACCATTCCCGGGATGACCTTCACCTTGTAGTCCCCGCCGTCCTTGTAGCCCATCACCTTGAAAGGTTGGGGCGGAGGGCCGGCAGGCTCGTCGATGACCAGGGACATGCCGCCCGGTCCGTTGGTGTAGGTGTACCCGACCCCGGGCTGGATCATGGTCTTCTTCGGGAACATGGTCGGCCAGGCTTACGACGCCCTGCTGTACACCTTCGGGTTGAAGCCGTACGCGAAGTAGCGGACAGTGTAGTTGATTTTGTAGATGAGGCCGTACTCCTCGTAGTTGACGGAGTCGAGGAAGAGCTGGTCCCAGTTGCCGGACGCGCCGCCAGGGGAACCGATGACCCACTCGGAGTCCTTCTTGTAAACGAGCTGCAGGCCCGCGAAGGTGCCGTCCTTGCTCGTCCTGCCGATCTGGTCCACGACTGTCTGGATGGTCTGGAAGCTTTTCACGTAGACGATGCCGGAGAAGCCGAGGGTAGGGGCAAGGTAGGCCCGCAGGTTGACAGTGCCGGCATCCTTTGACGCGGCGCTGTGCGGGAAGCCCGTGAACTTGCCGGCCCCGTCGAAGGTAGCCCCGTTGATGGGCGCCGCAGGGGTACCCCCGATGCTGGACTCAAAGGAGATGTGGGTGTCGATGGCCTCCTGCTGCGTGACGCCGACGCCGGCCACGATGGGGGTCGTGCTGTCGCCTGCCGCGAAGCCGATGTAGTCCGCTTGGATCGTGGCGAAGTCGTTCTGGTCCCGCGTCCACATCACCTTCCACGCGGTCAGGCGGGAGTCCTTCGGGTGCGGGTCGCCCTTCTTCGGGGCGTTGCTCTCGACGCGGGTCTGGTCGATGCGGTAGGCCAGCCGGCTGGTCAGGAGTCCGTACCCGTCGTTCTCGATGGTGTACCCGGCCTGCAGCTCGGGCTTGGTCAGCGAGTTTCCTTTGTTTTTGTAGGCCATTAGAGTCGGAAGGAGTCGCGGGTTTGGTTGGTGCTAGGCGTCTGGATTTTCTCGCCGATGGTCTTCACGATGGAGCGGATGTCCTGGAAGATTTGGTCGGACGGGCCGGCCTTGCCAGTAATCTCAGGAAGCATGGGCGTGGCACCGGCCAAGGCGCCGATGGGCTGGTTCATGCTACCGCCGGCGCGGGCGTTCGCGTAGCCGCCGCCCAGGGCCTGCATCGTCGTCGCGCCGAACTGCTGAAACTGGGGCTTGGACTGGATGTCGGCGGCCTTCTTTCGCAGGTCCAAGATTTTTTGGGCGTCGGCGATGACCTGATCCGTAAGCTCCTTGGCCCTAGCCCCAGCCTCCGGGGAGGACTTGGCGATGCCAGCCGCCCAGTCTTTGTAGAATTGCACCAGCTCGCCGCCCGTCGCCAGTTCCTTCTGCATCTGCTCGTTGGACTTATCCTGCACCTTGCCCGTGGCCAACAGGGACTTCGCCAGCATCTCGGAGGCTTTCGCGTCTTCCAGCTTGGCCTGCGTAGTGCTGTTGAGCGTCTCGGTCAATAGGTTCTGCCGACTGATGGACGTCGTCATGTCCTGCAGCCACTTGAAAGTAACCATGCCCCCGTAAGCCAGGTCGTCCTTGAAGTTGTTCCAGTAGATGCGGGTCTGCTCGGCCCTTTCACCAAGCTCGTCGGTGGCGTTGCTCGCCCCAGCCATGTTCTTCTTGAGCTCGACGGAGCCGGCGCTCAGGGCGTTGGCCAGCTCGGGGCCGGTCTTCTTGCCCAGGATGGTCAGCACCACGTTGTTGCGCTCGGCCTCGGAGCGGGCGGCCTTGGTCGCGTCGGCCAGCCGCATGAAGAGGTCCACCACGTCGATGGCCCCCTTGCTGATCTGGTCCTGCGTGTAGCCCAAGTCCTTGAGCGCCTTGGTCTGGTTCTCCGCCCCGCCCTGGGCTTCGGCCAGCACGATGGACATCTCCTTGACGGCCTTGGCCGTGGTCTCCTCGGAGATGCCGGCGTCCTCCAGGGCTTCGGAGAGTTTGAAGAATTCGGAGAAGGGCACCCCTAGTTTGCGGGCCCGGGCGTTGGCGTCGGCGTACTTGTCGATGCTTCCCGTGATAAGGCCCATGCCCTTGTCGAACAGGACCATCGGGGCGATGGCACCCATGACGCGCTGGCCAATCTCGCCGGCGAACTTGGACGCGGCCCGCTGGGCACGGCCGAAGACCACGTCGGCGTTGCTCTTGGCGTTGAGCTCTACTTCAAGTTTGCGGGCCATGGGATGCTTCTACCCTTGCGACTTGGTCAAGCATCTCCTCCTCCTCCGTCGTAAGCACCTTGATGCCGCTCCCTGGCTCGTTGGCCATGAAGCCCGTGCTCATCCAGATGGCCTGCGCCTCGGGCATGTTCCAAGCCCGGTCCTCGGGCATCCCGTGCTTAACTAGGTTGCAGACCACGGACATGATCCAAGGCATCCCCGTCGCGTTGCCGCCGCTCTGCTTGGCCTCCCAAAACTTCGGCCAGTTGGCGCTGCCCGCGTAGAGCAGGAACTTGCGCCCCTCTTCGGTCATGTACTTGCTTGAGCGGGCCAGCTTCACGCCCTCCCACGTGTCCCGCCAAGTGGGCTCCAGGGACTCCTCCGCGCAAACCTTGACGGCGAGGATGAGGTCGGCTGCCGTGATCGTCGGGTCGCCTTCGCGCAGGAAGGGCGAGTCGAGGGCCAGCAGCTGGAGCCGATGCTTGAGGCAAAAGGGGTAAACGAGGCGGCCCAGGATACGCACCCGGGCCGGCTCTGTGAACGCCTGAATGAAGCGCTTATCCAAGCCTTACGTGTAGGTGAGGATGGACTCCCACTGCTTGGCCTTGATGGAGACGGCCACGAAGCCCTTGTTGGTGCCCTTCTCCTCGACGGACTCGATGACGCCCGTGAAGGAGTTGGCGGCGCCGACGTCCGTCTGCACGGCGAAGGTGATGGCCGCGCCGATCTCCGGCATGTCGGCCGTCTTGGCGATGCCGTCCACGGAGAGCTCGCGCATCACGCCATCGTAGCGGGCGGTCACAGTCTTGCCCGTCTCGTCCTGCACAGTGTCGTTCAGCTCGAAAGCCTTGGACAGGGTGTACGACTGGACGACCAGGTTGGTGACGGTACCGGTCCCGATGCCGTAGAGGCAGGTGACACCTTTGAGGATAGAAGCCATGGTTGTTTCTTAACCTTGGGCGGGCGGTCAAGCCGGCAGGACGACCCGGAAGGTGTAGGGGATGCGGCTGCCGAACATGCGGGACTGGCGCTCGTCCTGCACGGCCTCGGGCGTGACGTCGTACAGGGCGGCGTCCCCGCTCGCGGCGAAGGCGGCCTTGAGGTCGGCCAGGCTCTCCCAGCCGAGGAACCCCTCGATCAGGGCGCAGCGTGCCCGGTGCTGCTCCAGGGTGGCCGGGGCGTCGGCCGAGGAGTAGACGCACACCTCGACGGAGCAGTCGAAGTTGCCCAGTCCCTCGGGGAGCTCGCCGGGCGGCGCCGCGTTCTCGCAGATGACGGCCACAGTGGGCAGGTCCTTCAGCGTGGCGGTGTCGCCGGGGTTGATCTGCAGGCCGGAGAGCTCGGCCTTCCCCTGGAGGTAAGAGACCACGACGGCCTCGCAGATGTGTCGGATGCTTTTCGTGCCCATAGGATTAGCTGTTAAATTTATCGATGCCGTACTGAAGCAAAGCGTCGGCGCGCTTGAAGAGTTTGCCCGTGCGGACGGCCATCACCTTCTCGAGCGTGCGGGCATCAGTGGACACCCCATCGTTGTCGCCGATTGCGTTGCCGATGGTAAGGCTAAAGTTTGCCGTATCTGGCTGACCACGAAAAATGACATAGCCTTTCCCAGATCGGTTTTTCATGACCCACGCAGGGACGCCTTTGATGCCATAATTCTTTTGAATGCCCGGCGTCTCTGGCCTTGGTAGGGACATAATTGCGTCGAGCCATCCTGCCTTTAGGTGGCCTACCTTTTGTTGTTGTTGCTTAATGTATGCCTTGAGAGCCGCCGCGTCGGCCATCTGGCGCAGCTCAGGTCGTAGCCCAAAGCCGTTCTTGCGGATGCGTCCAGAGGCATCTCGTTTGACGCTTTCGTGGTGACTCCCGATTGAGGATACCACCACTTGCCTGGCTTTGGCGGCCTCGCCGGCAACGAAGCGTCCACCAGCACCGCGCTTGATTCCTTGCTTCTGCGGAGCAGCGGACTGACCAGCCATGCCCTCAAAGGCCGCGCGATAGCGGTTGGCGAATTGGCGGAAGGCACGCTCGGGGTCTGGGTCGTCGAGCACCCCTCGGAAGATGCCCTTGGCTTTCGTATTCGATACCCCATCCTTGCGGGCTTTTTCAAAGAGGGACCTGTCGCCGGCTACCACCGCCATGCCCATCAGGGAGAAGGCGCTGCGCCCCTCGGGGTCGGCACTTGATTTGAAGATGCTCATGATGTCCTTTTCCACCGCCGTCTTGCCGGCGACCTCGGCGGCCTTGGTCAAACCTTTGCCACCCCCGTTGACCAAGGGCGGGGAAAAGACCATCAGTTCGCGGCAGGTCAGGGCAGACTCCTCGATCAGGACATCCCGCATGCACTTGCCCGAGAATAGGCGGTACTCGTTCAGCGCCTGGGTATACTCGGCAAAACCCTTCAGCTTTGCTGGCTCAAAAGTGCTCACTGGGTATCGGTGGCCAGCTGCAGGATGACCCATGCCGACCCGGGCTTGTGGCTGACTGCCACGATGCGCACCCCTACGTTGGCCACAGAGGCGGTTTTGCCGATGGCGAGGGTAGACACCGCCACCCCCCCGCTCAAAGCCGCCACAGAGGCGCCCACGCGGCCGTCCGATGCGGTCCACGCCGAGGTCGCGGCGGCCACCTTGGCCGTGAAGGACGTCTGCTCTAGGAAGCCCCCCGCCTGCAGGGCCTGCGTGACCGAGGGGTCCGTGACCATGGCAAGGAACGTGTTGCCGGCGGAGTCGGTGAACGTGATCCCGAAGTCGGCCAGCATCTCCTGGGCGTCGGCGAGGAAGTCGGAGTAGAGGGCCATGGTCTTCTTAACCTTGGGATAAGGTCAAAAAAAAGGGGCCCCCGTTAGGGAGCCCCAGTCGTTGCCTTTGGCAGAGCTTAGGCGCTGAGCACCCGCTTCAGGTTCGCACGGCCCTTGGCGGCGCCCATGCGGATAGCGGCGGTCAGATAGAGGATGCCGCCCGTGTACTCGGACTCGACCATCACGGAGAGACCCGAGAGGGACGACACCGCGCTGTTCGGGGAGGCGGACCAGACGGAGCCCATCCCGATGCAGATGGCGTCCTTCGACGCAGCGAAGCCGACCAAGTTCTCCCCGTTGGCCGGGAGGCCGGCGTACTGCAGGACCTGCAGGGTGCCGATGCGGCCGACGATGCCCGTGCGGACGACGCTGTTGTCGCCCTGGGTGTTGAACGCCGAGGTCAGCTTGGCGTCCTTGCGGAGCGCGCCGATGTAGGAGGAGTTCAGGACGAGACCGCGCTCGGCCGGGGCTTCCAGGTTGTCGAGGAAGGTGTCGAGGTCGACCACGTCATTGTAGTCGAAGTTGGCGGCGGTGATGACTTCGTTCGCCGAGTAGTTGGCGTTGGTCACCAGGGCGGCGACAGTCGCGTTGACCTTCTTGACGATCTTGGCGGCGGCCTCTTCGCGGAAGGCGTTGATGATGCCTTCGGCACCCCAGGCAGCGAGCTCGGAAGCGTCGAAGCCACGGGTGGCGTGGAAATGTTGGAGCGTCACAGTGCTTTTCGTGACATCGGCGTCTCCGGTCTGGTGGTAGCCGCCGGAAGCCTTGTCGAAGGTGATCGCGTCGTCGCCGGCCACGAAGGGCACGTCGATGGTGGTGCCGCGGTCTTCCGTGGACTGGGCCATCGTGGTGAAGACGTCGAGGACGGGGAGCTTCGGGCGGAGGTCGGCGACGATGATGTCGGCGAGCGCGGCCGGAGCGATGTTGAAACCGGAGTTAGCCATGTGTTTTAGGTATTAGGGATTAGGGATGAATTAGGGGGAAATTACTTGAGGCGGCCGAAGAGGATGGCGGCCTTGTGCTTCTGCAGGAAGGCCACGCGCTCGGCGCCGGCGGGCATCGCGGCGTACTGCTCGCGGAGCTGCTCGACAGTGGCGGCGGGGGCTTCGACCTTCTCGGCGGCGACGGGGGTCGTGCCGGTGGAGGCGACGATCTCGGCGGCCTGCTTGGCGGCGGAGACGTGGGTCAGTTCCAGGGCGGCGACCTTCTCGGCGAGGGCGGCGACTTCAGCGGTGAGCTCGCCGATGCGGGCATCCTTGGCCACGATGTCGGCCTTGGCGGCGGACAGTTCGTCGGCGGCGCCGACAGTCAGCTTCTCGACAGTGGCGCGCAGGTCGTCGCGCTCAGTCGTGAGGGCGAGGGCAACAGTGCGCAGCTCGGAGAGTTCAGCCTCGGGAGTCAGTTTGCTCATGTGTTCTTAAACTTGGAGA